TGTTTTGTGACACCTACCCTGTCACTTACACTGCTGAAGTAATGCAAATCGGTTGCCAGAGACATAAACTTGAAGACTGGTGGAGCTTTGACGATGCCCGTATCATTGAAATGGATGGAAAGAAAGCGCTGAAATGGTGGAGAACCTGGAAGCCGATACTTCAGCAAATCATTGCAACATCACCTGCAACCGCAACTGGATATGTGGAGAACAACACAGATGAAAACTAAGACAATCATTACCGCCATGGGTATTGGCCTTGCGCTGCTTGAAATGAAGGTGCAGCAACCCAGTGGCGTGCTACTACTGATAACCGGTGCCATGTTTGCGTCGTGGGTTCTCGTTCAAGACGATTCTTGCAGGTGTGCCGCTACCTTTCCTATCGCCGCCGGTGCGGTGGTCATGGGTCAGGCTTGCCATTACCCTGGGTACGTGTTTGCGGATGGTGAAATGACATGGCAAATCTGACCCCCAAGCAGGAGAAATTCTGCTTGGTGTACCTGAAAACGGGTAACGCTACAGAAGCCTACAGGCAGTCTTACAGCACAAAAAACATGCTGCCAAAGACTGTGAACGAGAAGGCATCTAAAATGCTGGCATCGGCCAAGATCAGGGCAAGGCTGGCGGAACTGAATAAAACAGCCGTCACTGATGCTGTGATGACCCGACAGGAAGCACTTGAACGCCTGTCCAACTTCGCACGTACTGACCTGTCAGGCTTGGTGGAGTTTGGCACGTTCGAAGTTGGTCATGATGGCCGGGGCAATCCTGTAATACAATCAGTATGGAAAATCAAGGATTCCGTGTTGCAAGACCCTGCAAAGATGGCGGCAATCGCTGAGCTAACCGCTGGTCGTGACGGCATTAAAATCAAAACGCATTCACCACTACAGGCTATTCAGCAACTTGCCAAGATGCAGGGCTGGGAGGCTGCCGCAAAAATCGACCACACCACCAACGGCGAAAGCATAAACGCAATATCGCCAGCACAGGCCGCTATTGAGCGATTTAAGAAATCGAATGAACCCTAACAGTAATTTTTATGACTTTGTCCAGCTCATGTATTTTGAGCAGCACAAGCGCAAATTACTAAACGCCTCGCACCAAAAACCAATATGCGATTCGCTAACACGGGTAATCCTTGGTGAAACAAAACGCCTGATTATTAACGTGCCGCCAAGGAGCGGTAAGACTCTTTTTGTTTCGCAGATGTTCCCGGCGTTTGGCATGGGGTTAAATCCGGCAAGTAGTTTTATCCTGACATCATACTCAAAGACATTGGCGAGCAATAATACTTACGCCGTGCGCGAATTAATGCGCCATGAGGTGTATCAGTCAATTTTCGGCGATACCCAGCCAATCATTAAAGACGACAGCCAGGCACGTGATGAGTTCAGGACAGAAGCGGGCGGCATGGTGTATGGCGTTGGTGCAGGCGGCACGATAACGGGTAAGGGCGCTGGTGCAATGGGTGACCTGTTTTCGGGCGCAATTATAATCGACGACATCAGTAAACCAGGTGACGCGCTAAGCGAGACCATGCGTAACACCACCGTCGAGTGGTTTCGTGGCACTTTGGAGAGCCGTAAAAATAGCCCAGACACGCCTATAATCATCATTGCACAAAGACTTCATGAGCAAGATTTGCCCGGCTGGCTGCTAGACGGAGGCAACGGTGAAGAATGGGAGCTGCTGAAAATTCCAGCGCTGCGTGAAGATGGATCAAGTTTCTGGCCTAAACAGTTCCCCATTAGCATGTTAGAGAGGCTGGAAAAATCAAACCCGTACACATTTGCCGGGCAGTACCAGCAAGAGCCATCACCTCGTGGTGGTGGGTTTTTTAAGCCGGGCAACATCGATCTTGTATCAGCGCTGCCGGAAGGGATTAAGTGGGTACGCGGCTGGGATATGGCGGCAACCGCAAACGGCGGCGATTGGACATGCGGCGCTAAACTCGGGGTTAAGGACGGGATTATCTATATCGCAGATGTACGGCGGGTGCAAGGCAGTCCTGACGAAGTGGAGCGCTTACTTGTTAACACGGCGCAAATGGATAACTGCCTGCAATCAATACCCCAAGATCCAGGGGCTGCCGGTAAGTCGGTTGTCGCCTATATGTCAAAAAAGTTGCATGGCACTAAATTTAAGTTCTCCACGGAAACTGGAGATAAGGCTACACGAGCCGAACCAATAGCAAGTCAAATTAATGTGGGTAACGTGCGTATGCTCAAGTCCGACTGGAACGAGTCCTTTGTGCACGAGCTTGCCAGCTTTCCGAATGGCGCCCATGACGATCAGGTGGACGCGCTGAGCCGTGCGTATGCTGAGGTGTACGGTAAAAAAATGTCAGTCGTCACGCGCAGGGTGTTTCACCAGTGATATAATCCGCAGATTGTCAAGGAGTTTATTTTGCGACTTATACCAAAACGCACAAAACAACCATCAATCTGGATCGACGCGCCAAAGGTTAATGGCGCTGCGCTTGATGGATCTTTGTCGCGCCAACGTTTATCACTTGGCGGTCTTGATGACGCGGTGAGTGCATGGTATGCGGCACAGCAGCCTCTTGGAGCTATGCAATCTGCGCACATATCCCGGCACTGGCTGATCGACAAAGCTATCTCGATGCCTGTTGAGGACGCAATGCGACAAGGGTATATGATTGATGGTGATACGCCGGAGAAGGACACTGGCATAAATGCTCAAGTCATGGAGTATGTGACGGCGGCCCGTAGGACTGGCGGAGCGGTTGCGCTGTTTCGCACATGCCCGCCGGGAGCAAACCCGGAAGAATATTATCTTGCACCGCTCAATCTCGATGCGGTTACACATTACGACGGCGTGAGCATTATCGACGCAACGGATTGCAGCGGCGATCCAATAGGGCAGGATATCAATGACCCGGCTTCGCGCAATTACATGCGCCCGACTTACTACAGGATCGGCACGAGGCGCTATCACAAGTCGCATCTCACAATCTGCACACCTTATCCAGTGTCACCGCGCTTGATGCCAATGTACGGCTACTTCGGGCGGTCAATCCCGGAGCTAATGGCCGAGCGCGTCTACTGCGCCGAGCGTGTAGCGAATGAAGCTCCACTGCTTACAATGACCAAACGCCTGCGCGTGCTTGGTGTGGACATGGAAGCGTTGCTGGCAGGGGGCGATGACGCAATGGGCATACTCAACGATAACCTGACTGGACTGCAGCAGCTGGCAGATAATTTTGGTGTGTACGTCTACGATTCCGCAAATGACGGCGGGATGAGTCAGCTTGACACCTCACTGGCCGATCTTGATAAAACGATAGATAGCCAGTACCAAATATGCGCCGCGATCGCACGCATACCGGTTACGAGGCTCATGGGGGTTTCGCCGGGTGGTTTAAATTCCACCGGCGAAAGCGATGCAGAGGATTACAGACAAGTGCTGGAGAGTATCCAGTCATCCATGATGCAGCCTCTACTTGAGCGGCATTATCGCCTTAAGACTGGCGAAGAGGTTGATCTTGTCTGGCAGGCGCTTGATAGCCCAACTTCTGCGGAGTACGCTGCGATCGACGCACAAAACGGTACGACAGTAGCTGCACTGGTATCGGCCATGGTACTGACTCCTGAGCAGGGTGCTGAGGTGCTGGCTAAAAATGAGGACAGCATGTTTGCTGGGATAACCGCGCCGAACGATGCCTACGAGATATAAGAGACTTGGCGGACTCAAGCCACCAACCGCCATACAAGCCAAAGCCGCAAGAACGTTGCGCAAGGCAACAAGGCGCATGCTTAATGACTACGCAGGCGGCGTGCTGACTGAGGCGCAGGCGCGATCATGGCAAACGCGCTTTGCCGAGATAGCCGACACAATGGCAGACGCAATCAGCAAAGATATGGTCAAGTACAGCAAGCGCAACATTGAGTCCTCTCTCGGGGCCATGGCCTCAGCGCTAACCGTATCGAGCTATACCACGCCAAAAATACAGGATATTATCGACAGGCACACCACGGACATGGTGGGCTATATCAGATCAATCCCGACTGAGTATCACGACAAAATCAAGCGCGCCGTGATTGATGTTGAGGGCGACGCCGAGAAATTAAAGAGTGTAATAAAGGATATAGGACACTCAACCGAGAGTCGGGCCGAGTTTATCGCTCGTGACCAGATCAGCAAATTTAATGGCGCACTCAACACAGCAAGGATGGACGAGGCCGGAATCCAGCACGTGATGTGGCGACATAGCGGAGGGAGCGGCACGCCAAGGCCGTTGCATGTCGAGTATGACGGGCAGATATTTGACCTTGACGATCCGCCGGTTATTGATGAGGATACTGGCGAGCGTGGATGGGCAGGGGATTTAATTAATTGCCGGTGCTTTATGGTGCCAGTGATTGAGGAGAAGGTATGACAATAGCACAGGATAAATCAGCACGACATATAGATGCCAACGGCTGGATGTACATCGAGCGAAACCCCATAAGCAAAGAAGGGGTTTTTGACTATCTTGGGTCTGAAATAGGTGCACCGGAACCTGATCGTGTGTATAAGGTTTACAGGCCGGGAAGCGAGCTGCAAAAGGCTGCAGATAGTTTTAAACTTATCCCGATTATTGATGACCACGAGCTTTTAGGGGATGCTGGGACAAGCACCGATGAGCGACCGCCTGCTGGATTTGTCGGGAGTGACGTATCTTTCGACGCGCCATATCTCATGGCGGACATAAAGATTACTTCGCCGTCGTTACTGAGTAAGATTAAAGGTGGTAAGGTCGAACTGTCACCGGCTTACTTTTGTGACTGGGAGCCGACACAAGGGGTATTTGATGGGCTGGCGTATGATTATGTCCAGCGCATAAAATCAGGAAATCATCTCGCGCTAGTTGATGTCGGTCGGACTGGTGCGGATGTGGCTGTGCTCGATGAGAGGGCAGCAATAACCGCAATCGACCGATATGCATTTGACACGGGGGTAATTATGGATTTGCAGGAACTGGTAGCGTCGTTGTCCGACGAGGACAAAGAAGCGCTGCTGGCTTTGCTTGCTCCGGCGGCAGTTGACGACGCTGAAGAAGAGGAAGAAAAGCCCGCTGCTGATACCGAAGAGGAAGAGACAGCAGTTGATGCCGACGAAGAGGAAGAAAAACCTGCTCAGGATAAAGCGCCAGCTTTCGATGCGGCAGCGATTGCGGCTGATGCAATGGCCAAGGCAATCAAACACATTGACGCGCGCAACGCGATGATTGCGAAAGTACAGCCGCATATTGGCAGCGTACCTAAGACCGCACAGGATAGCGCGGCCAGCGTTGCTGTTTATGCGCTTGGCAAGCTCGGGCTAAAGGCAACCGCAGACAATGCGGAGGCAATCCTGACTGGCTATCTGCACAATCGCAACACTGAGGTAACCGCTCCGGTCAAGACTCACAAGCGCTCGACCGAGGTAAATCAATTCGGATGGGAGGAGTAATTCATGAGCATACCAAATAGCATCACATCACTTAAGACAGGCGTCATTGGCACCTTTGCTTATGACGGCCCAACACGCGTGCAAACCAAAACACTGGCGAGCGCGACATCAGCTGACAACGTATACGGTCGTGCTTTTTTCCATACTTCAGCCGACCCTGAAAAGGTAACGGCCACCACCAACACAGGCCTGCTGTTTGCAGGCGTGCTGGTCAATCCGCATCAAGGTGCAGTTGGATCAACCTATGCTGATAACGGTACGGTTGGTGAGCTGTGCACCATGGGCGAGGTGCTTTGCCGAGTGAAGAAAGGTACCGCTGCCCCAGCGCTTGGTGGGGTGGTACATGCCGTGCTGGCAACCGGCGAGTTGTCTGCAGCGAACTCCGCAGGAACCCAGCTCATCAAAGGCGCAACCATCGTGCGACATGCGCCAGTGGCGTCAGGTGTGACGGACGAGTATATTTGCGTTGTTGCGTTTAACAGCCCAACTGCTTAAGGGGATAAGACATGAGCAAAGTATCTGAGATATTAATGCACCAATCTGCCCGTCAGATCAAACGTCGCGGAGCGGCTAAGCTGGCAGCAGACCAAGAGATAGCACTGGATGATATCCAGCGTTTGGGTATTGGCTTTGCGGCCATGGACTCGGGGTTGGTAGGCAACGCCGTAACTACCGGTTACGTCCCTGCGGAGACCCTGCAAACGTGGATGGCCGGTACCATCAGAGCCATAACCACACCGGTTGATATTGATTTTATCGCCGGTATCACCACCGTAGGCAACTGGCACGACGAGGAGATTAACGTGCGCACCGAAGAGGCACTGGGCACTGCTCAGCTATACGGTGATAGCGCTAACATTCCTCTGGCCGGTAACAACCCCGGCTACGAGTCCCGGCAGGTTGTCCGGTTTGAGCAGGGCTTTAGCGTTGGCACTTTAGAGCGCCGTCGCCTGGGAGCAGCTGGCTTTGATCAGGACACTGGCAAGCGCCGTGCAGTGGCTGCCTCACTGGATGCTACGCGTAACGCAGTGGGCTGGTCAGGGGTAGCTGGCACAACCACATACGGCTTGCTTAACGACCCTAACTTGCCGGTGGCAATTTCTCAGACAGCCGGTGTAGTTTGGACGAATGCGCTGACTTTTGACCAGGCTGTTGCTGACTTTGTGGCGCTGCGTAACGCTCTCGATACCCAGATGGGTATTGCATTGCGTGACGACGCCACTTACCTGTTCGTGCTGCCTACAGGCTATCGCGGGTTTATGAACCTCTATAACACCGCCGGTACGCTGTCCTTTGGCGGCTGGCTGAAGGAAAACTATCCTAACTTGCGCGTGGAATATGCAGCTAAGCTTAAGGATGCATCCGCTACCAACAAGGATCTGGCTTACCTGATAGCTGAAAACGTGGCCAACTTGGATGAGAGCACTGTCGACAGTGCTACTGTCACCCAGCTGGTACCTGCTCGCTATGAGGTGATCGGATCGGAGACTCGACCAAAAGAGTACGTTGAGACTGCATCCAACGCGTTGGCTGGCGTGATGGTTTTGCGTCCATGGGCTGTCGCTCGCAAGATTTTTGCAAGAGTGTAATGTAACAATGACGGGGGTTATCGCTCCCGTCAGCTGACAAAGGGATAACATGTACGTATACAGCACAATAGCTTTTGGCATCAACTTTGACGGCGTCATCATTAACGGCGGTGCAGGGGTGGCGAACAAACACCTGTGGACTCCGCAGGGTGTAGTGACCAACTTGACTGATGAGCAGTATGACAAAGTCAAGGCTTTCCCTCCTTTTTTGGACTACGTTAAGAGCGGGCATTTTGTGGTTGCCGCTACCGAGTCAGATCCGGACAAGGTGGCAAAAGATATGGACAAGAGCGCCGCTGGACAAGCGACTGTCGAGGAGCTGACCAAAAGTACTGGAGCCAAGAGCAAAAGCAAATGAGCTTTGACATAGACACCTTCCGGGCGCTTTATCCGCAATTTGATTGCGAAACGGATAGCGCCGTTATGGCCAATGCCAGCATGGCCAACTGCCACAACTCAATACACTGCGATAGCGAGTGCAACGACAACGCCATAATGCTGTTGGTAGCCCACCTGCTGACTGTCGGACATGGTGACGGGCGGGCGGTAAGTAGCGTGACTGAGGGCGATATATCGGTGACATTTGCCCAACAGACTGCGGGAGATAATCGCAAGGCTTGGCTGGCAATCACCCCATATGGATCCCAGTATCTGGCGCTCGAGTCTCGTTGCAACAAGGCCAAGGCCGCTGCTGGTTTATACGTTGGTAACTTGCCTGAGCAGGCGGCTATCCGTAAGTATCGGGGGATAATGTGATCACGATTGACATTGGCTTTTTTGACACTGATAAATATCCTGATGGCACACCTGTATCTTTAGTGGCTGCGTCAAACGAGCTTGGGATACCTGATCAAGGTATCCCATCACGCCCATTTATGCGGATGGCGTATAAGGACAAAAAAGAGAGTTGGAACCGTCTGGCTGGTAGCTTGTTTGCCCAAGTGGCTGCTGGTAAGATGGACTGGGACAAAGCCCTTAATCAGATAGGGCTTGTCATAGTCGGAGATGTCAAACAATCCATTACTGACAACGAGTTTGAACCGCTCGCAGACTCAACAATAGCAGCAAGAGCTAGAAGATCAAAAAGCCACACCGACAAACCTCTGATCGACACCAGCCGCATGCTCACCAGTATTAAACACAAGGTGACGTTGTGAGCTACGGGCTGGAGAGCATTGCGCGGCAGCACATAAGGCAAGAGACCTTATCCATCGCACGTGTGCGCTCGGAGACAGTCGAGGCCACCGGGTATACAGCGGTAACATACGCACCAGCAGTTACCGCGATTGGCAGCTTGCAGCCGCTTGATGCGGACAAGGTGGCGCATGAGCTGGGCGTCAATCCGCATAGACGGTACGCCAAGCTGTACACAGAGACAGGACTATCTATCAGCCCGCCAGATAGAGTAACCGTTGGCGGCATCACTTTTGAGCCGATAGCGCTCAAAGACTGGAGTTATCAAGATAGCTGGTACTGCTACACCTTAGTTGAGTGCGCAGATGATAGATAGCGAGCTTTACACCATCGTACGAGCCGAGCTTATCCGGGCGGGTATACCCAAGGTCTTTATGGGCCGCCAACCGGTGCGCCTTAAGATCGACTACGAGGCCGTCTACATTTTTCCGGTGGCTGAGATCCCTTACGGATGGCAGCAGAGGCATTACGCACCTGCTGGATATATCGCGCACCACAAGGAGTGGGCGCGCTTGGTTAAGACCATGCAGGCGCAGATGTTTGATAGCGATTTGGCGGCCATATTGCGCATGACGTTGGTATCTCTGCCTTTTGTTGAGCGGCTGCATAAGCAGCAGGTCGGAATAAGTGCAGTATCGTCGATTCGCAGCCCGGCTTGGCTTGACGAATCAGATAATTATAGGCCTTCGCCGTCATTGGATTTTGATTTGGATTACAATCGCACACTGGAGCCAGACACACCAGCGGCGGATGTTGACGTTGTAACAGTTATCGGGGTTTGACCCCACCATATAGGAGCGCAGCATGAGCATTAGCATTACGCGGTACGTTTTAATCACCTCCGCTGTGGCAGGGGCGCAGACGGTCGACACCCAAAAACTTATTGGCCGGAGGTTTGTAGATAATCCACTTTTGCCAATTGGCACAATCTTGACCGTGAGGCAAGGTGGGGCTGAGGACTACTTTGGCAGCGGCGCTGAGGCGGCTTTTGCTAATCAGTATTTTAGTTACATAAGCCCAGCACCTGCCAGCCAAGCACCAGCACTGCAGTTTGTCAGCATTGCCGCATCGTCTAGGCCAGCCAGACTTTACGCCGGTGAGCTGACTCAAACACTCGCACAGCTTAAAACAATCACAACTGGCGCGCTGGATATAGCCGTAAACGGCACGACTTATAACGTGACTGCCATAAACCTGAGCACAGCTACTGATCTTGACGACGTTGCAAGCAAGATAACAGCAGCAATAACCGCGAAGGCAGGTAGCGCAGTTGCAACCGTTACTTATAACGCCTTGCGCGGCGCTTTTGAAATCGTGGCAGGCAGCGTCGTGCAGGATGCAGTAATTGACGTTACGCCTAACGTCGGCGTTGACGTTGGGGCTGCTACAGGCTTCTTGGCTGCTACCCGTATATCCTCTCCAGCTAGTAATGCGCAATCGCCGAAGGAGGCGCTGATTATATCCGAGGGCGTATCCGACAGTTTTGGATCGGCCACTTTCAGCACGGCGGTTACACTGGATCAGGCCAAAGAGCTTAGCGCCTATGTCTCTGCGGCAAATGTCAAGTATATGGTGCTGTACTCGGTGCCGGACAAACCGACCGCCAGCACATGGTACGCCGGACTGAGCGACTATGCATCAACCGGCCTGGTACTTAATGGTGTACCCGGCGAATACAAGGAGGCGCTGCCACAAGCGATCATGGCGGCTACAGATTACACTCGTCGCAATGCCGCAGTTAATTACATGTTTAGACAGAGCGGCGGCGGCCTTACTCCGGACGTGCGCAATGACGTGGACGCGGACTACTACGATAACCTGCGGGTCAACTATTACGGGCAGACGGCAACGGCAGGACAGGACATATCCTTTTTCCAGCGCGGTGTGTTGATGGGTGGTGGCACAGCCCCTACCGACATGGGCGTGCATGCCAACGAGCAATGGCTTAAGGCTTACTTACGTGCCCGTCTGATGGCACTGCTGGTCAACACCGTGCGCGTACCTGCCAATTTGGACGGTCGCGGTATGGTGCTGGCTGTGGTACAAGAGGGTGTAGATCGTGCTATCTTTAATGGCACAATCCTGCTCGGCAAAACCCTAACCGCTTTGCAGCAAGTATCTATTACCCAGATTACCGGCGACCCGCTAGCCTATCATGATATTGAGATTGGTGGTTATTGGGCGGATGCGCAGATTGTGCAAGAGACTGTCAACGGCACAGAGCAGTACATTTGCAAATATACTTTGGTGTACGCAAAGGGCGACTCAATCCGTAAGGTCGAAGGTAGTCATAACCTCATCTAATCAGATACTTAGGAGATAACACGCATGTATGACATTAGCGCAATCGGCTTATCAATGCGGCTTATTGCCAGCCGCACTTTGCCAACTGGTATAACTATCACCGAGTTTGCAGACGACTCAGACCCTTTTGATCTGCCGAGCATGGACATAGCCACACCGGCCATGAATATCAACGGGGATTTGGTCGTGTTTAGCGCTCCTACACCAATCCAGATAACCATTAATCTGATAGCAGGGTCGCATTCCGACGAAAACTTAGCCATTCTCTTTGATGCCAACCGGCCCGGCCGCAACAAGCGCCATGCTGGTGACATTATCACACTGGTCAAGCTCCTGCCAGATGGTGGCAGCTTGTCCCTGACTGACGGCAAGATTATCAGTGGGACACCGGGCATCAGCGTGACATCTGGTGGCAGGTACAAAGCCAAGACTTACGGATTTGCTTTTCAAGGTATGAGCCGTACGCGTAGCAACACCTTACGCGGCGTGATCTGATGGAGCTGATCAAACCTCTGGAGATAGCGGTTACTGATAGAGATGGTGTAGCTCATACTTACACTATCTCGCGCCTACCTGCACTGGATGCAAGGCGAGTTATCGCCATGTACCCGGTCAGCAACATGCCAAAAGTCGGCGACTACCAGTCGTCTGAGGAGGCTATGCTGTTACTGCTTAAATACGTTGAGCATGACGGCGTGCGGCTGGTTACCCGAGCGCTGGTGGATAACCACGTTGCTGATGGAGTGGCGCTGATAAATCTTGAGTACCATATGTTGGAGTACAACACGGGTTTTTTCGGCAGTGGCGGTCAGCGCGGTTTGCTATCAACTCTGATCGCCAATTTGTCGGACAAGGCTATGCCAATATTGACCCGCTTATTGGAGCAATACTTAGCTCAGGTCAAGCAACCCTCCAAGAAATGAGAACTGTTCTTGACTTGGAAGATATCATGCTGATATGGGACGTGATCACAACTGACAAGTACAATGAGTACTTGTCAGCTACAAAAGGCGATTAGATGATACTCGACGAGTTTATCTGGCGGTTTGCTGTAGATAACGGACAGTTGATAACCGCCCTGCGGGAGAGTGGACGGCAGATCGACGCTGCGCGTATGCAGATGGATAAGCTTACTGACGGCGTGCAGCAAGGCTTTGCTGCCATGCGTGGGCGTATAACAATGATACGCAACGCCTTGGCTGCTGCCGGGATCGCCACTGCGCTCAACTATATCAAGGACGCGGCCTTAGGCGCAGCGTCAAACCTTGATCGTATCAACGACGTCGCAACTCGTATCGGAGCTAGTGCGGCCAACATCGAGGCTTTTGGCAAAGCGGCCCAACTTGCCGGGTCCAGCAAAGAGGCTGCTGAAGGGTTACTCAAGCGCATCAGTGATGAGATGGGCCGAGGCGGAGAGGCACTGGAGGACATAGGCGTTGCGATAATAAAGACTGATGGCTCCATGCGCGACGTCTTTGACGTGGCCGCTGACATGTCAGACGCCCTTGCAAAGATGGGGCCGCAGGCAGCTGGCGCTTTTATGCGCTCCCTGCGCGTGACCGATGACTCCCTGATTAACATGGTGTCCCAAGGGTCGAGCGGGCTTAACGCCGCCATACTAGCCAGCCGTAAAAGTGAGGCCGATATGGACGAGCGGCAAAAGTCATCCGCACGCCTGCTGACGGCGTGGCGTAAATTTGAATCAGAAACGATTGAGGGCAAGATTGGCAATGCAGCTTTGGACGGTTTGGCGGCGGTCATTGAGCATGTCAACGACCTGTTAACATTGATACCACCTTTGGTGGACGACTTAACGAGCGGTGCAAAAGAGTTTACAGCCGATGTGATTGTCGGCATTGCTAATCTAGTGGATGGGGTAAGTGGTTTTCTAGATGACATAAAACGCCGTTTCCCGGATCTCTGGAACGCTTTTTATGACACTTTCATGTTTGCATGGCGCAACATTACCGCAGCGATTGAAACCGGTTTGAGTGCGGCTAAGTCGTTTTTGACTGGGGATTTCAGCGGAGCTTGGGACAAGGCTAAGCGTCTTTTTACTGGTGAGACGATGACAGCTTACGGTAAGCGGGACACCGAACCACCAAGCCAAGCTAGGATTATGGCCGGTATGGCTGCGAGTGATGCTGTAGACTGGGCAAAAAAAGTGCAGGCTGAGGCGTCGACCAATCCGCTTAACAACGTCAATAACGTGTCAAACCAGATCACAACCGATAACAGCCGCAAGCAATCTACCAACAGCGTGATCAATCGCAATAACACCACCATCAATATCGATGCACGAGGTGCTGACCCCAAGGCTACGCAAAAGGCAGTTAAAGACGGTATGAGGGATGCTGACAAACTACGTCTGCAACAGCAAACAGGACTTGCCTACTAAATGGCTGGCACATATCAAGACCAGCAAGACGACAGCGTAGCGATACTTGACGCCGGTGGGCGTGTAGTGCTTGAGACAGGTGACGTGATGAGTGTCACTGTGATCGAGGGTAGGCGACTAACTGAGCATCCGGTGGAGGATGGGTCTGTCATAACCGATCACTATGTGAGAGAGCCTACCGAGATTACCCTGACCATCATGGTAACTGAGGACACTGTGCAGCAGGTTGATAGTTTGCGGGACTTGTACGAGTCTGGTGATGAGGTGTCAGTGCTTACGCGCACTGGGCTGTACGAGCACCTGATCATTATCGCCTACCCGCATCGAGAGACGGCTGACACTGTGGGCGCATCGATAGACATTGTCATGCGGTCTTATGTGACTGTAAGCTCGCAGTACGATAGCGCCCCTATCCGGACAGCACAGCCAAAGCAAGAGGACACTGCCAAGCGCGGCAAAGTGACCGGGCCTAAACTCAGGTCAGACAGGACATCGTCTGTAACGGATGTCTCACGGGCCGAGCGAGCTGAGATTAACGCGTCTAATAATGTGAGGTCATAATCGCATGCAACTCGCATCCACGACAGCCGTCCCGCTATCCCCAGTGCCTAATCAAGAGATTGTCGTCTCCGGTGGATGGCGGCTAAAAATTGGTCTGGCCAACGGGGTGATGTACCTCGATGCGTGGCTTAACGACCGCGAGGTGATACGTGGTCATCGTCTGGTAGCTAACACCCCGGCGATCGGCTATCGGCATATTGTCGGGGACGTTTGCATATGGCTTGATACCGTTGGCAATGCCCTGCCGGACTATACCCGTTTTGGCATTGACCAGCACTTATATATCATGAGCTTTGCCGAGATAGCGGCACTGCGGGGGGATGCGGTTGTGCCGATCACGGATATAGCTAGCCTGGCATGATCGATTTAAGACGGCTCAGGGTCGGTATTGAGGTTGACGGCGGGACGGTGTACTACTCGTCTGATGATGGTATGTCGATATCGGCACAGGGGCGCAAGACGTCTACGCCGACCGAAAACGAGTGTCATGTAATGGTCATCAACCCCAACAAGTCGACGCGGGATAGCGTGCTCACGTCGGCGGGACTGCGGCAGCCCAAGGTGCTCACAGTCGAGTTTGGCCGCCAGTCCACCGGGTTGTCTCAGTTATTTGTCGGTGACATCGTCAACGCAGAGTTAATGCCACCACCAGACATCGCCTTAGTGATGCAGGCTAATACAGCTGCTGGAGCAAGATATAACATAACCTCACACTCTCCGGGTGTGGCAGTGCCACTGTCCACGATAGCCGCGCGAGTAGCAAGTGACATGGGATTAACCCTATCCATGCAAGCGCGTGATCGAGATATACGCAACTGGTATCACAACGGGCCAGCGGCTGTGCAGGTTGCGCGCATTGATGCTCTGGGTGACGTGCGCGCGTATGTAGATGACCGTACCCTGATAGTGCAGGACAAAGACAAAGCCCGCACGGGGCAGATAAAGATACTAAGTCAAGATACTGGTATGGTGGGGATACCGCGTCTGGCAGATGGCGGTTTGACTGTCAGTTATCTTGCAGATGGTGTAACAGAGGTAGGGAGCATGCTGCGGGTAGAGTCTAAATTACACCCGGCGGCTAATGGCGACTGGGTGATCTTACAGCTGTCATTTGTGCTGTCATCATACGATGACGAATACACCTATACAGCGGAGTGCGAACGGATATGAGTATAGCTGGCAAAGGCGACATTACCTATGCTATCCATCAGGCAATTGGACAGCACATGCGGGATAACGTGGATGATATGCTGCCCGCAACGGTCGTCAGCTATAACGCTGCTACCAATCGAGCAGTGGTTAAACCGCTGTCCGTTATGGTGGATAGTGCTGGCAAGCAGATAGAGCGTGAGCCGATCGGGGATATACCAGTATATCGATATGGCGGCGGTGGGTTTGTAGTGACGCTACCTGTGCAGCCCGGTGATTTTGGCTGGCTCAAAGCAAGCGACAGAGACATAACCCACAACCTCACGACGACGGGTACACAGGCACGGCCACAGACAGGCAGGACACATAGCTTTAGCGACGGCATGTTTTACCCGGACACAGCGGCCAACGTGCCGGGCGCGAGCGGATCAGAGATGAGCATGCGCTCAATATCGGGAGGGTCAAAACTAAACGTGGGTGGTAGCTCCATAGGGCTTAACAGCAGCAACATCGGTCTCACCGGCAGCAGCTCTATCGGGTTGACGAGCAGCACGATGACCGCCACCATCCCCACGACCACATGGGATGGTGATATTACCATGCCTCCGGGCAGGTCAATATCTTCCGGCGGATCGTCTTTTGGTAGCAGCGGTATATCCTTGGGTGGAGGCGCCTCTGCTGGCGGTACCACTATCTTGCCCGGAGGCATACAGATAGGTGGTACTGGTGCAGGTAACAGCGTTGTCGTGGCGTCGGATCTAGGTCCGGTAAACGACGCCGCAACAGAGGCAGCTCCTCCAGGCGTGATATCCTACACCGCTGCAAGCAGTGCTCCAACTGGGTGGCTCAAAGCCAACGGAGCTGCTGTCAGTCGGGCAACTTATGCAGCTCTATTTGCCGCCATAGGCACAGATTACGGGCCTGGTGACGGGAGCACGACTTTTAACGTCCCAGACCTGAGAGGTTATCATATACGCTCTTTGGATGATGGGCGTGGGGTGGATAGTGGTCGTGTACGCGGTAGCACTCAGGCCGATCAAAACAAAAGCCACGATCACGGCGGTGCAACTGGTGGGCAGAGCGCGGATCACACTCATAGTGGTACGACTTACTATGAGTCCGCCGACCACACTCACGGGGTACCTTACGGGGCATCGACGGTAGGAAATGATACAAAGGGGTTTGTCCGGTCCACAAGCGTGTCGCCATTAGGTTATATCTCTTCTGCTGGGATAAGTGCCAATCATATCCATGGTTTTGTTACGAACGGAACGTCTAATAGTCACGCTCACACTATATCGGCAGAAGGTGGAACAGAAACACGAGTTAAAAACGTAGCTTTACTGGCAATTATAAAGTATTGACATGATTACACTGAACATAACCGGCAACAACGATATATATCTTGACTCGGGCGGCAACCTCTCTATAGCAACTGATGCACAAGGCGTCGAGGCTGTGTGCCGCAACCACGCCCAAACTATACTTGGCGAGATGATGCACGCTACTGACAAAGGGGTGCCGTACTTTTTCGGCTCTGCATCTTTGGCACAGATACGCGCGTCGCTGCGCCGGAGGCTGCTACAAGTAGACGGTGTGACCGCGATTGATCGTCTTGATGTACTCGTCGATGGTGATGCGATAAAATACACTGCAGATATAAGGACAATTTATGGCAGATTATCAGTATCAAACTAACACCGGGGTAATTGTCCCGGACATGTCGCAGACACTGTCCGAGGTGGCTGCGGAGTTTAGAGCGGTTTTTGGTCAATCGCTATCAGTTGACCCATCCACCCCACAGGGTATGCTGATCACGCGCATCGCCGAGATGAGGGATAGCGTGGCACGTAACAACTGTGACGTCGCAAACCAAATTAACCCTAACGTTGCTGGCGGGGTGTTTTTGGACGCTCTGATCGGGTTGCATTTTGGACAGCGCAGAGCAGCAAGCAAGTCAACAGTGACAGCGACCGTAACCGGCACTAACGGCACGATCATCCCCAAGGGGAGCGTAGCAAAGACGACGCTGGGCGCTCGCTTTGAAACCATGTACGCCGTGACTATATCCGGCAGCACCTCTGTGCAGATGCAGGCTATCGAGACCGGGCCGGTGGGCGCGGACGCCGGGACACTGACAAAGATAGAGACGGCAATATCAGGATGGAGCACGGTTACAAACCCCCTTGCTGCCACGCTAGGGGGGGACGTGGAGAGTGACGCGCAGCTGAGGTCGCGGCGGCTGGACATGCTCGGCACGCAAAGCACGAGCACTATCGCGGCGATACGCAGTCGGCTCTCGGCTCAGGTGGGCGGGCTAATATCACACGCTGTGGTTGACAACCCTACGCTAAGCGCCAAGACAATCAAAGGAGTATCAATCGCTGCAAAGTCCATTGCTGTCTTTACGGCTGGAGGAGCGAGCGCAGATATAGCGCGGGCCATCTATAACACAACACCTGCAGGAGTGCCGACAGTGGGCGCTACTACTGTCAACGTTGCCGATACTGTGGTATCTGGTTATAGCACGCCAATAAAATATACTGATGCCGCGACCGTACCTGTGCTAGTCAAGGTTACGGTTGATACTAGCCCGCTGGATTTGCAAACGATAATACCGGAGCTTGTCGTGGATTATGCTAACGGTGAGGGGGCAACTCCTCGTAACTTTGTGATAGGCGGTGACGTGCTACCTTTCGAAATCGCGTCATATATCAATAGCCGCGAGCCGTCAATTAACATCCGCAATGTCGAGATCACTAAAGCATCCCCAGTAAGCTGGAGCAACTCGCCGATAACGATAGATCTCAATCAGATCCCAACTATACAACTGTCCTCTGTAACGGTGGTGCTGGTATGACAGCAACTGTACAACAGCTCGATTATCACGTTAACCTCATGCGATCCGTTTTGTGGCAGCATGAGGGTGCGCCTAACCTTGTGCAGTTGGCTGCAAACGATCAGGCGTATGCTGATAGCCATCAGTCAGCCTTTTGGTCGTCATGGTTAACTGACGTATACAACTTACGCACAGCTAACCCGTTTGGTTTGGTGGTGTGGTCGATCATCCTCGATTATCCGCTGCGTCTTAATGTATCCGGTGGCAGCAAACCTAACTGGGGTTTTGGATCCAATGATAAAAACTATGACAATGCCTCTTTTGCCTCGACTTTTGGCGGGCAATTGACTGTACAGGCTGCGCGGTTGCTGCTGCTGCTCAGGTGGTGGGGGTTGCACATGTCGCCGACTGTACCCAACCTTAACTACATGCTCAAGTGTCTTTTTGGGGATGGGGTTGCGTATATTGTCTGCTGGCCGGGAGCTGAGGAGCTAGCAATACAGTACTATTTTAACGCCAATATCCCGCAGGAGCTGCTGGACGCTTTCGCCGCCAGCGATATTTTGCCGAGGCCAGGCGGCGTAAAAGTGAGCTGGCAGATTACGCCACGCGAGGGGTTTGGCTATGATCTATACCATTACAATTTTGACAACGGGAGTTTTGTCGTATGAGCAAGGTATTTAGAGTGGCTTTTGCAGGGAGTGGGGATAAGCTGGTTGTACCGGAGACCGTGCAGGTAGACGGGTCGGTATCTCTACCGGCCGGATGGGGTGCCAACTATAGCAAAGCAACCGGTGATCCCGGCTATATGCCGGTGGGCCGCACGGAAATGAACGGCATTATCAACCAAATAACCAGCGGGCTGATCGACCTGCAGACTTATGGTGTGCCTGTTTGGGAAGCTTTATCCGGTGGATGGGCGGTTGATGCGCGTGTATATCATAGTGGTACGATATACCGTAATACCTCCGCTGGTAACACCACCACACCTCCGGGGTCCGGGTGGGTGGTGGATGTGGACCTCACTCCTTATCTGCAAAAAGCTGGCGGTACGATGACGGGATTTATCACCTTACATGCTAATGCGTCCAGCAGCATGCATCCGGTAACACTGCAACAGCTCAATGCGGCTTTGGGTGGGCAGGCGCTGCCCGTCGGATCGCTTATCCCTGTGGCCTTTAACCCCGGCGGGTCCCCTCCATCCGGATGGCTTAAGTGTAACGGCGCGTCGG